GATTATCACAAAACCTTCTACTGGAGACTATATGTACCTTAAAAAGTATCAAAAGTTTCTATGGAAGGGTTTGAAAAGAATCCCTGGTTTTCAGTTAATTGGAAAACCGGTTCAACTTGAAGACATTCAAGAATTGTTTCAAACGATGGATGAGGATGAATTTGCAGAGAGCGGGGATTACTCGGGAGCAACTGACAATTTAAATTCACAACTATCAAAATTGATCTTGAATTTCCTTTTCCAAGATTTTGATAGTGAACACAGAGACTTTTTGATCGAAGGCTTCTGTTGTTCTAAGATCGACTACTCTAAAAAACCCATGCGAGACCAAGACAGTCCGTGGGCCCCAGGTTTCAACTGGGAGAGTTGCCACCTTGGTCAGGTGGAACAAAGAAATGGGCAACTTATGGGACATTTGTTGAGTTTTCCAGTTCTTTGTATCGCAAATTATCTCGTCCTTGAAAGAGCTAAATATAAATACGCTCGAATGATTTATAATTCGACTGAAACGAAATCTGAAAGATATAGATCTCTTCAAATTCTAAAAGAACCTGTCCTCATTAATGGTGATGATATTTTGTTTAAAACAAATAAACGTCTCCACGACATTTGGTACAAGGAAATTACAGAATTTGGGCTTTCTCCATCTTTAGGAAAATCATTTCAATCGAAAGATTTTTGTCAAATCAATTCGAAGTATTTTAGGCTCCAACAACCCCATCTGGAGGGGATGGGTCCTCAGAACAAGTTATATATTTCTGAGGTGGACTACGCCCCTTTTGGCGTCGCCTTCGGTCGTTCTAAAGGATCTGAAGACGTAGATAATTTGGATTTTCGATCTTTTCACTCACGAAAGGACAATTCTATCCGAGATTCAGAAAGATTATCATCTGATTGGACAAGAGTTGCAGGAACATTAATTGATGATCAGTTATTAATGCTTCGTTGGGGTCAACCCCTTTTAGATCGTTTTAACGAAACGCGTAAAGATTTTCCAATGATTAAAAAGTCAATGTTATATCCTAAACGTTTTATCAAAAACATGATCCAAAAGGACGGGAAAGGGGATTCGATTTCTTTAACAAGTTCTAGTAAATTCCAAAGTTCTTCGGAAACAACTGGAACAGTTATAAGGGAATCGAAATCCAATCCTGTTTCGGCTGATCTCAAGCTCCTTAACCCTCTTATATCCGTTCTTCAAGGATACGTGAGTGATTGTGAATTTAAAACGTTCCGATCCTCCTTCCATGATTATTTGTCAGGAAGTAGGCATACAGAACATCCATTGCTCCAGCATAAACGTGGACCTATGATTCTTCCAAGAACTGAAGAGTCATTCTCTAGTTTAGGCTGCGGATACGGAACCAAGGAAAAATCTTTCGAGATTCTTCCCAATCCGGCCGGTAACTCACTTTTGATTTGAAAGTAGGTTCATGGACATCATTCGAGAACACTTGGAATCTTTTTCCAAGTTATTAAGTTGATGTCTAGCCCGAACCATCTATTTTAGATAGTTTTTTCTTATTTGGACTTTGTTCAAATCGGGAAAGGGCA